CGGAACAGTAAAACTTCTACCTTCACTGATAGAGGATTTTGTATTTACGACTACAGGAAACAATGTTGGTGTAAATTATGCATCTAATGAAATCATTTATGCATCTCATAATTCATTATTTAACGAGATCGTATGGTTTTATCCTGCTGGAACTCCAATCAGTGATCCATCTTTACAGAATAATAGATCAGCAACATACAACTATGTAGAAAATACTTGGACTACTATGACTTTATCAAGAAGTACATATGCAGATGCATCTACATATGCAGTACCATACGCAACAGAGTACGACCCGACTGCTGTGCCTTCTGCATCAAATTTGTTTGGAGCGACAAATAATTTTGGAGCTACGACATATTATGCTCAAGAGGTTGGCGTAAATAAAGTAGATCTAAACGCACAACCATCTGCAATTGCAGCTTTTATAAAATCAGGAGATTTTGATTTACCGACAGAAGGCGATGGACAATTTTTATTAAGAGTGAGCAGGTTTTTACCTGATTTTAAAAATTTACAAGGAGAAGCTAAGGTTACTTTAAATACAAAAGATTTTCCAATATCTGGAAATACTACGACTGCTGAATTTACAGTAAAAACTGATACAAGTAAAATTGATACTAGGGTTCGTGGTAGATTAGCAAACATACAAATAGAAAACACTAAAGTTGACGAAACTTGGAGGTTTGGAACATTTAGAGCGGATGTAAATATTGATGGTAGAAGATAATGGCTAAAATAAATGTATATATACCTGAGCCTCAACCAGAATATTCTGCAGAAAATTTTAGACAAATAAACCAAGCTATAGAAACTGTAGAAAATCAACTTAATACATCGTACCAACAAGACTTGAAAAATGAACAGGATGCGTTTAATTACTTTTTATCATGACTATAAGATATAAAAATCAAGGTTTTGTACAAACTAATACAAATAAAACAACAGTGTTGACGTGCCCTGCTGATGCAACTTTAATTGTTAAAAGTATTTATTGTGCAAACAATGATGCATCATCAGCAATTTTAGTACACATGAATATAAAAGATTCTTCTGATTCTAATACGGAATATGAATTTTTTAGGAATGATGTTGGAGCAAAGTCACAAGTTAATGCTTCACCACAAAGTTTAAACTTAGAAGCAGGAGATGCAATTACCGTTCAAGCAGGTACAGGAAGTAACAAAATACAAGGTGTAATTAGTTATGCACAGATAGATAGATCTCAAGAAAATGGCTAAACGTAAATTTGTAAATTTTACACCAAGACCAAAACCTAAAAAACGTCCGCGTAGACATAAAAAAAAGCTTTCAAAGGACGAGAAAAGAAGTTATAAGAAATACAACAGACAAGGAAGGCCTCAATGAAATTTAATTTTGACGGTAAAGAATATGATTCTGAAAAATTATCAGATAATGGTAAAATTTGTTTAGCAAGACTGCAAAACATAAAAACAAAGAAAGATAGTCTTACATTAGAGTTCAGTGAATTGAATGTTATAGAAAAACATTACGCTGATGAATTAAAAAAAAATTTACCAAAAGAAGATAAGGAAAAACAACAATGAATTACGTTATAGTAGATGGTAAACAAGTTCCAGTAATTCCTGCAAAATCAAAAGAGGAAGTTTCAAATAAAAGGACAGGACAGAAATATGAATCTAAACAGGAATTTGATAATGATGTAGCAAATCCTGAGACAGATACAGTTGTTGAAGATTTAAGAGTTGATCATACAATAACTGTTGCATCATTAGTCGTTGCTGGCGATACCCAATAATGGAAGCTCAAGGCGGTACTGAGTTACAACATGCTTTTTTAGAAAAGTATGTAGACAAAGATTTACTTAGTAATTTTCAAATATGCACATCCATACCTGGCAAAGTGCCTTTGGTAAAAGATAAAATAAATATACTTTGGCAAAAAAATTCTTACGATCAAGCAAACCTACAGGACTTTTTTAAAAATAAAAAAAGACATGACGAGTATGACTGGTATGTTTTTAATTCACACTGGACATACGAAAAGTTTAGATTTTTTTTTGATATACCTACAGAAAAATCTGTTGTCATAAAAAATGGTGTAACAAATTTTCCAAAAATAAAACCTTACAAAAAAGGTGATCCTATCAGATTACTATTTCACCCTACGCCATGGCGAGGCTTGAATGTTATTTTAGGTGCCATGCAATATATCAAAGATCCAAATATTACTTTAGACGTTTACTCAAGCTGCGATGTTTATGGATCTGAATTTAGAGATGCGCATCATAAAGATTTTGTTGAGTTATTTGATCAAGCAAAGAAGTTACCTAATGTAAATTACATAGGATATAAACCAAACCAATATATTTTAGATCACATTACAGATTATCAAATATTTGCCTATCCAAGTATATTTGAAGAAACGTTTTGTATATCTGCGGTTGAAGCAATGTCTGCGGGTCTATATACAATTGTAACTAATTTTGGTGCATTGTTTGAAACTTGTTCTGAATGGCCAATATATGTAAACTATGAAAAAGATTATAAAAATTTATCTTATGCCTTTGCTCACGCAATACAAATAGCAGCTTCACAACTTCATGAACCTTCAATACAAGAGCATTTGCAAGATCAACAAAATTTTTATAAAAAGTTTTACAGTTGGGAAAAGAAATCAAATGAGTGGACTAATTTTTTAAAAGGAGCTCTAGATGCAAGACCAAGACCCTAGTAAACCTATATGGGTTCAAAAAGCTGAAGACATACATTTGTTCATTGGAACACCTGTGCACAGTGATTGTTCCATACATTATGCACAAGCATTAATAGAATTACAAAAAGCTTGTTACCATAAAAGAGTCAAAATAGAATTTAGTTTAATAAAATCATCTTTAGTGACACAAGGAAGAAATTTATGTGTTGCTGCTTTTCTTGACTCTAAAGCTACACATTTGTTATTTGTGGATTCTGATATAGATTTTAAATCGCAGTCAATATTTAAAATGATTGCAAAAGATAAAGATGTAATATCCATACCTTACCCTCTTAAAAATTTTGATTGGGAAAAGGGTTTTGATAAATTTAAAAACAAAAAAATAGAATCACCTAAAGATTTAGCACAGGCATTTAATCAATACCCGATGAAGGTAGCAGAGCCTGATAATATTACAGTCAATAATGGTGTTATTGAAGTCACACATAGCCCTACAGGATGCATGCTAATCAAGCGTAGTGTGCTTGAAAAGATGATAGAAAAATATCCACATTTATTAGTTAAACAAAAGACAATAATAAATGGTGAATTGGTGGATAGAACTAACCTTTATAACTTTTTTGATACGTTATTCGACCCTGACACCAACACGTATCATGGTGAGGATTTTGCTTTTTGTAAACGATGGAGGGATATAGGTGGTAAGTGCCATGCCTATATCAATGACGAAATCAGCCATATTGGCGAGCATCGATATATTGGATGTTTTGGCGATGAGTTGATACTAACTGAGTAAAATGGTAATATTTAACTTTTAGATCTAAGGAGAAAATATTTAAATGCTACAATTCTTACCTTATGCATTAGCAGCCTATGGTGGATACAAAGGATACAAAGGAGCTAAAGACTCAGGCGCTTCAGGTATTGGGAGATTATTAGGTGCAGCAGCTGGGGCTTATGGAGGTTACACATTAGGTTCTGCAGGTATGAGTCTGTTTCCACAGTCTGCAGCAACAAAAGCATTTGCAGCAAGTCAACCAGCTTTTTTAGCAAATTTACCAGGTGCTTACAATCCGCAACAAGCTACTACAAATCTATCGCGAATAAATCCTTTACCTGGTGAAGATATAGGTACCACTTCACAAGCAGATGCAATAAAAATTCTTCAAGAAAAACAAAAAGAAAAACAAGGAGGATCATTATTAGATTTGCTAAGAAAGAAAGACAGCGATGAATACGATCCTCTAAAAGTATCCTCTGCAGTAGCAGCAGCAACCTATGGTTTAGGTGCATTTGATCAAGGACCGACAGATATTTACTCACCAGGTTATAATGTTGCTTATGCAGATTTTGCAGCACAACGACCAGGTTTTAGTTATATCGATCCACAAACAGGTCAAGAAAAAGAATATGAAAAAGTATATATCCCAGAAGCAGATCCAAAAAATCAAGGAGCTTTTAGATCTGGTCCTTATAGCATGACACAAACAAGGTTAAAAGAAGGTGGTTTAGCTCAAATAAAAAAATTTAACGAAGGGGGTGTAAATTATTTACCTTCAAAAGTTTCACATGATGAAAATGATTCAAATAACTATGTAAGAGCACATGGTTATGTTGAGGACGGATCAGGAGCAGGTGATAAAGACGAAGATACAATGTTAGCTCAATTAGCAGACGGAGAGTTTGTAACAAGAGCAGATGGAGTATTAGGTGCAGGTATCATAGCTGGTGCAAATCCAAACAGCATTAAAGATATGAGAGAAAAAGGTGCCCAATACTTCTACAATCAACAAGCAAGATATAAACGTGTGTTTGATTTATTGAAAGAGAAGAATGGCAACAGTAAGCAAAAAACGAATTAAACCTTTAGTAAGTGTAATTACTATTGAACCAAAAGACGTAGAAAGATTTTGGCCTTTAGCAGAGTTTATGGTGTCTGAGGCACTTGCATTCTCTGGTAAATATGCAGATGCAAGTTGGGTTTATAATCAAATGAAAAAAGATTTAATGCAATGTTGGATTATGTTTGGATCTGATGAAACAGAAGAAAATAAAGTATTTGGTATTTGCATTGGAAGAGTGGCTGTGATGCCTAATTATAATCAATATGAAATTGTAATTTGCACAGGAAAAAGAAGAGATTTATGGGAAGATAGATTGATCACTGAGGTTACAGATTTTGCCAAACACAATAAATGTAAACGTCTGAGCATCATGGCAAGACCAGGTTGGGAAAGAATTTCCAAAAAATGGGGATGGAAAAAAAGACACGTACAATTAGAGAAATGGATATAATATGAGTTTTTTTGGCGGAGGAAAATCACAGGCAGCACCACCTTCTTCTCAAACACAATTTGTAAGAGAAGCTCCTGGAATTGAAGAAAGAAAAATAGAATTAATGGATATTGCGCGACAGGTAGCGCAACAACCAATTGATCTTCCAGATATACAAGTTGCTGGTTTAGGGGCTCTTGAACAATTAGGTATGCAAAGAGCTGGTCAGACTGGTGTTGGTGGTCAAGCAGTAAGACAAGGCATTAGCTCAGTTCAACAAGCTGCAGCTCCTGTAGGCGCAGCACAAATTCAACAATTTTTAAATCCTTTTCAATCTTATGTTACGGGTGAAATCGGAAGACAAGGTCAAATGATGCAAAATCAGATAGCAGCACAAGCTGCACAGTCTGGCGCGTTTGGTGGTGGTAGAGAGGGAGTGCAACAAGCAG